GTTTTACATCCCTAATGTAACATTGGCAGGCTCAGCAAGCCAACCTAAACTGTTTATAGTTTTCAAATTTTAAAATCATTAAAATAACCAGGCGGTGAAGCCAAGAAATCTCATCAATTAAAATGCTAAAGCTGAGAAACATTACAATTAGTTCCTGTATGATGGGGAATCTCCCTAACTAAGCCCACGCATAGTTAGTATCACTGCTAATAATTGGAGAATCGATCCCCTCTAATTCTCCAAAAAATAATGAATCAAGATATGACCAAGTTTCAATATCAAAATTACGTCCCTTTTGGGCCCAATAATTTCGAAATTTTCTACACATATCATCAAAATATTCGAAACCCCAGGCATAGGACAAACGTGCACTTTCAATGCAATTGGCTAATGAGGCCAACTCCCAGTCAAGGTTCGATTTCCGAATCCAATTTGGTATATCTTCAATCATTGGTTTTTCAAGGGCAGCTAACCAAACTCCTTCACCCCGCACGGGGTGTTTTCTAAAATGGCACTTGAGGAAAGTTGCTTCCTCAATACTAGTGTATTTCCGAATTTGACCTGACTTGTCAGCATCTGTATACTTAATTCCAAAGCGTGCAAACGTAAATTGTAAAATTTCGTTATTCCACCTATCCTTAATAGTATCAGGTATTGACATTACAATGTCATCTCCATAAACACAGAAAAATATCAAAAGTGTCATCGCCCGGAGTGAGCCTAAAACTGTTCCTTTAAAAACCTCCAACCACATATAATAAATATACATTCTAGCAACAATGCTATTGATTGGAGCAGTTCCCGGGTTCCCCGAAGGGGACCCACAAATTGTTAGCAAGAGAGTATCCATATTCACCTCATGGGAAAAGGCTAAATTTTCAAATAAAGTCCGCCGAACTTGTTCATCTTCCTCGAGTTGATCCCTTCTCTCAGTTTGGTATTTTCGGTACCAAGCGTTGATCAGTTCACAAACTCGCATTACGAACTCAGTATTTAAACCGGGCCCGAAACCTGAATAATCACCGCTCATTATATTAGTTCCTTTTGATAGTAACTTATTAGTGAGACGGCTCCAATCCATTCCATGAACATTCATTCCGACTCCAATTCCCACATCCATTCCATTACTTTGCAGTGCTGAAATGAAGTCCATAATATATCTCCGAAATTCTATTACCTGATCTAGAGGACACCCGTTAATGAGGCGGGGCTTCTTTCCTGGTTTAAGTCTTTCATCTTTAAGAAAATTCTGATAAGGTGAAAAAGGGATAATTCCTTGCTTACGCTTTGTATGGTTAACATCATACAATCGAGCGAGCTCCGGGTGTAAACCCTTAACTCGTAGGCCATCTGATGTTTCTAAATAATCTATGAAATGGTCTTTCTTGGTACCACAACCTAGAGTGCTTAATGGCCAGCCCACCGAAGTATTTCTCTTCAGGGCCTCCTGAAAGGGTACTCCTACCCTTCCAACTATAGCCTCTTCCACCGAACGTCTTCCAATGCCACTACATGTTGGTTTACATGCAGCAACTATTTCTTGCGTTAAGTGGTCAGCTACTTCTACAATCCTAGCTAAGTCAAAATTAAGGGTTGGGTCACCCCCTTTCTCAACCGCCAGGGTTAGATTAGTCAAACCTGGTTTAAGTTCCCCAGCTGTTGCCAGCTTCACGGGAACTCGTACCGGTTCCGCTACAACTCCGAAGCAAATGCTCCGAGCTAGCTGGGATTTCATTGGCAAGGTAAC